TTAGCGCACGGTCCTCTAGAGGCCCCCAAGTTAATCTCAGGGGTCCCTGTTCATCGTCTACGGACATGATGATCATATCTCGTACCTTGAGAGGGAAACGCTCCATATCTGATAGCTGGGTCGATAGCATGAACTGCATCGCAAACCCTGCTTTACCGTAGGATGCTTCTCGCTCCAAAAGGTCAGCCTCTCCAAACCGCTTGGGGTCAGTAGGCTCTGTAGGTTTGAGATCGAGGCCCTTGATGAACGTAGCTAGGCTCTCACCGTACTTATCCATCTCTTCAGGCTTAGGCATCCGTGCTGGCCAGATTTGGCATTGATAGCCACGTTCAGGGAGTTTCCCGTACAGGCTGTCTTCAGTCTGAGGGGTCCCCAAGAACACCACACGGGATGTCGGGAGCGGTTTAAGAACCGCATCGAACTCTTTGATAGTCTCAGCTAACTTGTCGCGCATCTGTTGCGTACCAGAGTTATTCAATACCTCAATATCGTCTGCTACGATCAGGTCCGCACGAGACCCTGTGATCTGTGAGGTGATACCCACGGATTTAACACTAGGAGACTGCGAGGCTGTCGCTGGGCCTACGTCAAAGCTGATCTTAGACTGCCGTTGTTCTGATCGGGGCTTCAGGTACTCTAGACCCTCTAGCTCCCATATGAGGCGCTGACAGAATGTAGAGAACGCATCGGCACGTTCCTTGGATGCTGATACAACAAGTATCTTAGCTTCAGGGTCTTTTAGAAGACGCCACACGACATAACCAGCGGTTAGGTGTGACTTCCCTACCCCACGAAAAGCCTGAATGATGGAACGCTTAGGTCCATGCTGCAAGTAGTCTGCGATATCTAGCTGTACTGGGGTTGGCTCTGGAAGGCCGAGGTGTTGGTGGATGTAGTAAACGAATATCTTAAAGTCTGATCTTATTTTTTTGTGAAATGGGGTTTCAGGTATAGCCATAATTATCCTTGATCAAAAAAAGAGGTCCCCTAAGGGACCCCTAATTTTTTTACGTTAAGTCTACGATTTCGCAGGACCCGCCAGTACAGGCCAATGTTTGCGACCCGATTGTTGTGTCTTCCGCTTCGTATTCTTTGAGTTTCGCCCAATCGATGCTTTCAGGCATGAGTGATAGCAATGTGGTGTAGTCTGACTTACCTACTTCCTCGTATGGAGCCTGTTGATATGTGTGTTCCGAGTAAGGTAGGAACGACACACCAGACATCTCGTCAAAGTTCTTGTAGACAAATGCGCCTACCTCAAACCATTCGTCAGAACGGACATTTATAGTCACGCTAGGTTTGTGCTCACACCATGAACGCTGGTAGGCCAACCACATCTCTAGTTGGTCAATCGCGGACATATCTGAGGTGACCACAGCCTTATCAGGGGCCTTCTGTGGAAAGCTAAAGACCATAGTTTGGTCAGGCTTAAACACATCAGGTTCTGAAGGAATACCTTGATCAACCATGAACTGTGTCAGAGGGTCTTTCATGTCACCACGAACACGCCGAATGTAATACTCACTATGACGCGCGTGTATCCCACTCGCAGAGTCACACAGTTGTGACACCGTTCCCGAAGGTTTATTGCAAGTAATCGCTGCGGATACAGGGATGCCTAGCTTTTCAGCCCACAACTTATTTGTTTCCACTGCGATCCACTTTAGGTGCTCAAGTGTTTTATCAAGTCCTGTGTTCTTCAGGTTCATTAATGGATTATCCATTACCCCCGTGAGAGACACACCGAGCAATCGTTCTTCGGCTGTATTTCGTTGCCACACTTTACGCAAATATGGGAACTGTATGAAAGTGGACTGAATAGTTCCGAGAATAGTCGCAAGTCGAACTTTTCGTTCCAAGTCTTTAATATTGTCTGTAGCACGAACCACGACCTCCGTTAGGTTGCAAAACTGATACGGTCGCAAAATTATCTCCGAACACGGATTAGTTCCGAAATCGTAAGAGTCATCCCTGCGACCATTCTTTTTAGCTTGTTTCTTTGATGCTTCACGGTTGAAGATACCACGTTCACCAGAACCTGACTCAACCAATGCCATCCACTCACGCATGAACGAGAGGCTGTCAGGCTTCTCAGTGTAGGATACTGAGTTGTTAGCCAAAGCACGTTGTGGGTCATTCTCCCACCACTGCCCTGACTTGGCATGGCGCATCCGATCATCCGAAAGGTTTGACAAGCTGATCATTGCAGAGCGGCGTACACCACCAACAACGACAACCTCACCGATCTTACACATCAGATCATGGCACTCCAAGGATGACAATTTACGACCAGCGGCTTTCTTAAAGACATCAACAACGAAGTTGAAGAGATCGACAAGAGGCGCTGGGCCAGAAGCACGGCCACCAAAGGTTTTCAATTTGGCTCCCGCTGGGCGTACCTTAGAGACATCCCAAGATGGAACCTCACCAGAATACAGAAGAGCAATGAGTTGCCGCAGAGCTTTCGCCCAACCTTCTTTGCTGTCTTTAACGATAATGGTTGTATCGCTATCAAACATCAATTCAGGAACTTCTGGCAATTTATTAATGTACTGTCGCTCTACCGAGAACCCCACACCTGTGCCACACAATAGGATAAACATGGCTTCATCAAATGATTTGGGATCGTCTACGGGTAGATAGGAACAGTTATAACCTGCGGTGTTGTCCCGCTCCAAAGCAGGACCTGAGGTCATCAAGGCTCTCATGGAAGGCATAACGTCTAAGCTAAGGATAGCCTCACGGATATCTTTAACAGCGGAAGCAGATAAGCTGTCTTTTCCTTGTAGAGTTTTACCGACAACATTCTCGATATAACGCTCTACTGTTTCACTCCAGCTTTCACGGCGTTGCTCGTCATCGAGCCACCGTGCATAACGTGATGTGTGAATAAATGCTTGATAGTCTGTAGGTAGATAGTTGTTCATTCGCCACGGCCCCGCTGGTCTTTGTCTTCTTTCAGCCAAACCATCCGATCAATATCAGAACGATTAATTCCGATATCTTTCAATTCACGATCTGAAAGTCTGTTAAGTATTTTGATTGCTGTCCTGTGTTCTGACCACATGACGCAATATCTCATGAACCTAACGATGATGTTGTTTACGAACCTTGTTTTCATCGGTTGTCACCTGAGCCAGCTAAGGTCCCACGCTTCTTACGTTCCGATAGTTTTTCAAGGTTCATCTCAGCGGTGCGGTCTAGGCTTTGGCCTAAGTCCTGTGAAAGGACAGCAAGATACCAAAGAACATCGCCCAACTCTTTAGCGATTTCCTTTTTGGTTTCTTTATCGAATACACCTTGATTGTCACGATAGACCTTTTTGATCTTATTCATGACCTCACCAGCTTCTCCTGCGAGACCAAAAGCTGGGTATGAGATACGGTATTCGGTTGGGTATATTGCGGTCTCTATTGCCTTACGTTGATAAAAAGCGAGGTCCATTATTGCTCCTAAGTTTGGGTTACCTAGGAACGGTGATTAATGACCTCTAGTTGTAGTATTCTTCACTATCGAAATCAGGCAAGGCTTCCATCAATGCGGTAAGCCCCTCATTCTCTGACGCAATAGCTTCGATATTATTGTCCTTCAGAAACCTAATTGCTGTAGACAACTCAGCGGCACTTGCCTCACCACTCTGGATACGAGCGAGTAAGTCAGCCGCGATTGCAGAGTGTAGGTTTCCTAGTAATTCTTTTGATGCAGACATATTATCCTCCTGCCATCTTTAAAGCAGCAATGCGGGTCTCTTCGTTACGTCTGAGCCATCCACGTCCAAATGTGGAGAATGTCTTCAGGCGGCGATAAAACGCTTCACGCTCCGCTGCGTATTGTTCGATGATGTCTTCTGGGTCCATTCTACCGACAGCCCCTAAGGTCTGAGGACCTATCGCTCCGTCCTGTGGTACACCCACGACCTTTTGGAGCGTCTTAGCTCCGCGACCCACGCCGCCGTTAATAGAGAGGTCAAAGACCGCGAAATCAACGCCAGATGGTAGATCATCACATTTAGCTCGATCCCAATAGTTACGCTTGTATATCGGGGTAACATCGGCAACCGTGAGTGCCTTCATGTCATCTACAGTCACAGGCGCATCGACCCACCCCTCGTAAACCGCTTGGGTAACTCCGAGATTTGTCGCGCCACCGGGATCGTCTCTGTGATTTACAAACCCTCCCTCGTGGTGGAGGATCATCTTTAAACTTTGTTCAAAGTTACTTTTCATTTAGCAGCACCTTTGTATTTCTCGAATGTTCTCATGCCGCCTAGGCCCAGAAGTGCCATGACTAAGCTCATTAGTTGTTCACCCGCTAATGTAGGTAGTTCTGCGGGTAGTTGGGCGTATGCGTTTATAAGGCCAGCGAAAGGTAAAATTAGGAACTGATAACCCAAGCCACACGCAGCGACCCAGCCGATAGCTGGGCGCCACCCAGCGACAAATATTGATCGATGCTTTGCACCTTCGATATTTGCCGCCGCTTGGAGCATATGAGGTTGCTGCATAAGCGCAGCTAATTTTAGCTTTGCAGCTTCCCGTTCTTCTTCGGATGTGAAGAGTTCGTCTAGCCCTTTCGCAAGCCCATCGACAATACCGCCGATTGGGTTAAGGTTCATAATGTTTCCTTACATTTGAGATTTTAAGAAAAGTACAAAATAGAAGAAACCAACCAAGCCACTAACGAAAAGTGCTATGGCAACACCTACAGAGATTTTAAACATCATGTCTTCCCGTAGACGCTGCGCTTCCTTTTCAGCTTCCCTGCGATTTACTCGCGCTTCTTTCTGAAACATCAGCCAGCTATCCCATAGCCCAGCGCGTCCTGTGTATATCATGAGTTGCTTTAGTTCAGCTTCAGCTTCCTTGATGGATTCCAAAGCCATGAACTCTTCTAGGTCTGTAGCTTGCTGGGGTTTCAGCGCACCCATAAAACCGTTGCGCTTCTTCTGTACTTTTTTCTGGAGTTTGTCTTTGCTCTCGACAATTACGCCTATCTGTTTCGCACAGTCGGCTATTGACCTGCCGTTTTGTACAAACTTTTTGACTATGCCGAAAGCAGCGTTACACGCAGCTAGTTCAGCAAGCATATTAGTTCCTTAGTTTGTTTACTCTATTTGTTTCTAAGCATTTCTTCTAAGTGCTTAATGGTTGCCTTGCTTTCCGCCAAATCAGCACGAATACACGCCATTTCTTTTAATAAATGTTCAACTTTAACGTGTAATTCTTTGTTTTCGTTTGATAGCGTCTCTACTTGTATTCGCAAGGTGTCTGAAAATTGTATTCGTGTCTCACTGTCTTTCATGGCCGTCTCATGGTTAAATTTAGCTTTTGTTGATAAAAACCCCCATAAGCCAGCGGAGCCAACCACGGCCACGATAACGGGGATATATTCGTTAATATTCATCGATTAAATCTCCGTTGTTCCAATGCCTGTCTATTTACTAGGTCTGCCAAATATACTGCATGAAATGTCATCCAGATAAGAGAGGCTATGTGGAACCATTCAGATAATACCCCGTGGTTTGTCTCTCGTTTGAACGAGGTCACACCGTTCACCCCAAAGGAGTGATACACGGGTTCGTAAGTGTGAGGTTCGTGCATAAGCAACACCATTAAGATGTAACACGATAACACCACATCTAAGAGTAGTATATTGCGCAGCCACTTATGGCTACACCAGATTGTTATAGGAACCACCGCAGCACTTACAGCACCCCAGAATATCAAGAGATTATCTGGGATGCACATTTCACAAACTCCGTGGAGCATCCCCGCCATGAGGATGCCCCAGAAGCTGTATGTAAGCATTTGTGCGGGGCCTTGGGCTGTAACGACCTTATCTAAGGTCCCGCGAAGTCCTAGCATCAGTTGAAATCAAACTGTATTACACCGCTTGAAGAATAAACGGTTGTATACGGACCAGTTTCGCTATTCGTCTGCCATTTTGCTTGTCCACCGTTACCACCGCCTAACGTGCCAGCAGTGTTCTGCCGCCAAGCGTATGGGTAGCTGTTTCCATTAGGTACACCACCTCTGCCGCCTTGACCACCTAATGCACCTGAATTACCATAGCCGCCATTGGTTGCGTTTCCCTCACCGCCGCCGCCGCCGCCGTATGAACTGGATGTTGGACCATAGCTATCAGAGGTCCCCTCTGGGTTCCAGTTAGAGCCACCTCCGTAGCCTCCATCAGAGGAACCAATTAGGGGTATATTTCCCCCGCCATTGCCTCCATTACCACTTGGAAGATTTAGAATTGGGTCTAACATAGATCGATTCCGAGCACCGTACCAGCCGACCTTACCACCTGTGCCATATAGAGTGGCTTCGGATTGGAACCATGTAGTCTGAGCGGCGGTAGGAGAAAAGTTTTGTACAACGTACTCTGGTTCTCGTGAGCCATCTACCCCATACTCATAGGTATATCCGCCGACTCCAGCCCCTACCTGAAACTGAAAGTCTCCAGTTAAATTACTAAATTGCGCTTTAGCGCCACCGCCGCCGCCGCCGCCACCACAGTTGCCGTAACCCATGCCATCAACACCTGACCAGCCCCCCGCACCAATTACATGAGCAGTAAATGTGTGGTTTTTAAACCTTACACTTTGTAGGCCGCTCGTTGTTATTCTATATACGTTTGCTGATATTTCTACTGCACCCAAAGCAAGAAGAACTTCTGGGCCAGATGGAGGGTCAAGTACATTAATAAAGAAGTTTCGTACTGAGGTCGCAAACCCGTCAGAGGCAGCAACGGCAAAGCTGGTATTGCCCTGTGTCGTAGGTGTACCTGCAATCTGATTCGCGCTAATGCTAAGTCCTACAGGAAGGCTTGCCGCCGAATAGCTGACAGCTGCGCCTTCTGGGTCTGTAGCGTCGAGTGTAATGCTGCCTGCAGTGTCTAACTCCAATTCCTGTGTAGAACCCTCCGCAGGACTGTTCCAAACAGGTGCAGAATTAAGAACCTGAATACTAAACTGACGGGTGTTCGTGTTACCTGCGCTGTCTGTAGCACCGATAGTAAACGTATAGGTTGTAGTAGCTTGTGCAGCAGACGTGCCTGTGATTGCCCCTGTAGTAGCGTTTAGAGAAAGACCCGTAGGTAGATTACCCTCAGTAACCGCATAACCTGAGATAGTGTTCTCAGCGTCCGTAGCGTTTACTGTTACAGAAATAGGATCTGTCCATGTAGCACTAGAAAGGGAACCTGCGGCTGTCGTGAACGCAGGAACAGTACCAGCATCAATAGTAGTAGTACTCTCTACCGACAGACCTGCACCGTTAGTGACTTTTACCCTGAAAGGCTCGTTGGAAACGGGAAGGTTTGTAGCGTTAGTAAGCGTAATCTGAGTGCTATTAACAAAGGTAACTGTAGCAGCAGCATACTCTGTACCGTCAGAACCTTTGAACACCGCCGTGGTATCTACATCGAAGAACGCACCATTTACCGTGAAGGTAGCACCAGCCTCACCGTTGAAGTTACTAGGTGTAATACCAGTGATGCTCGGAGGTGTAGCCACAGCCCCCCAGCCAGAGCCTGTGAAAGTCTCGAAGAAGCCTGTAGTAGTGTTGTATCGCAGAGTGCCAACAGCAGCCGCTGGGTCACGCTGTGCTGTAGTACCTTTGGGGATGACCATATGAGTATCGTTAAACTCAGCGACATCAGCGCCATCCACGCGGACCACAACTTTACCATCAGAGCCGTTATCTACGATAGTAACCGAAGTGTCGCCCTCGTTGATCGAGTTATTAGCGGGTACTTCGCTGATTGTAATATAACCCGCATCGTTAGGCAGGACGCTATTGCCTGTCAGTCCTAGGTTTGTACGAGCCGCTGAAGGTGACGCGACATCTGACAAGTTGTTTGCCGCAAGAAGCGATCCAGACAGAGACGCATAAGCAGCGGCCCATGCGGACCCCTCGTACACCTTCATAACATCGTCAGTTGTGTTGAAGTACAACGCGCCTGTGATCAGAGCATCGCCATCGTTGTCTGTTGCAGGGTCTATAGCTTTAGCACCTAGATAGCGATCATCGAAATTGTCCAAAGCAGCCTCAGCAGCTTCTCTAGATGTCAAAGCGTTAGCTTCAGAAGTCGCGGCGTTGGTCTCAGACGTAGCGGCGTTTGCTTCAGATGTAGCAGCAGCGTTCTGGCTTGCTAAAGCGGCAGAAGCAGAACCTTCCGCACCTAACTCAGCAGTACGCGCATCCGCCTCGCTTGCGGCAGCGTTTACCGATGAAGTCGCCGCGTTAGTTTCTGAAGTAGCTGCGTTTGTCTCGGAAGTTGCTGACGCAGTAGCACTGTTTGCGGAAGCAGTGGCACTTGATGCAGCGTTAGTTTCTGAGGTTGCCGCAGCGGTCTCACTGGCCGCAGCGTTTGTCTCTGAGGTAGCAGCCGCTGTTTCACTAGCAGCCGTATTGGTCTCGGATGTAGCTGCGTTTGCTTCAGATGTAGCAGCGGCGGTCTCACTAGCAGCCGCAGCGACTTTAGAAGCCTCTGACGCTACCGCGCTTACCTGAGAGTTAGTTGCATAGGTAGACGCTGTGTTACGGCTAGTCGCAGCAGCGTTTTCACTGTTGGAAGCCTGAACCGCACTGTTCGCAGAGGCAGTAGCTGAGTTAGCTGAGTTTACAGCAGAAATCTCAGAGTTACTTGCAGAAGCCGCAGCATTGTTCTTATAGATAAGAGCGTTAGATTCACTGACACCAGCGGCGGCGGCTTTAGATGTAGCAGTAGCCGCATCAGCCGCAACACCAGCCTCAGAACCCGCAGCGTTTGCCTCAGATACCGCAGCAGCAGCCTCGCTTGCAGCTGAAGCCACTTCACTGGCCGCAGCAGCGTTTTCACTGGCCAAGGCAGCAGCAGCCGAAGCCGCAGCGCCTGTTTCAGCAGTCTGTGCCGCTAATTCCGAGGCCGCAGCGTTGTCTTCAGATGTAGACGAGTTTGCCTCAGAAGTTGCCGCATTGGTCTCACTTAGAGCCGCAGCAACACGGTGTGCATCCGCATCAGCAGTGTCATCACCTACCTCAGTACGCAACGCTTGTGTGGCGTCCCGTAGAGCTTCAGTCTCGTCACGGAAAGCCTCAGCTTCCTGTTGAAACTGCACGGTGAAGTCAACTTGGTCCAAGGCTTCCTGCATGGAGTACAGCAGGTAATCCGAGTTCTTATTGAGGTCCGCAGCGAGGAGTGCAGAACCATCAGAGAAACTAATGGGCCGCGTGGTGATTGGAGTATTACGGCGGATTTGGATTTCTTTACCCGCCGCAATAGCACCCCCGATACCATCGGTTACCCGTACTGTTGTGTCGTTAAGTTTTGTGAATGTGTGACTAGCTGTCGGATCAGCGTTTGATAGACCATCGATTTCAACCGTAATGTGGTCATCATCGAGGTAATCCCAAGTGATCAGGTAGTCAGTCGTAGTGCCATCGGCTATGTAGGCCGAGACAGAATACTTTACCGTTGGCATATTTATATCCTATTGTTCTTGAAATACTTCATTAAATCTACGGAACCGCTCACGGCTGTTCTTGGAGATCGTAGGTGCTTGCTCAATCAACTGAGACTTAATTGTGTCAATCTTGCTTTGCTCACTTTGTTTTTCGAGTTCCATATATTCAGGAATTTCACTCTTAGCTTTGTTTCTGTAAGCGTTGATAATTGTGCTGACGATCTGGCCTTTAGTTCCTTTTGAACCTAGACCTTTAGTGCCATCTATTGCTCTCTTGTAACCGTCTGACGCCATGACTTTTGCTAACTGTTCACGCATGGTCAAACCGTCAATCAGGGTTGTTGATGTTTGTTCTAGAACTTTGTCATAGATCGACTGAGGACCGTCACCGTAAGGAATATCCTTTAGGTTTTCGTTCTTACCGTTAATAAACATCGTGGCGCTCAACTGAGAGAAAGCTGTTCCATCAGCGATAGATAGGCGGCTTAGTTCACCTACGACAGCATCCTCTTCACGGTAATTACCGATATTAGATAGACCCATAGGATCGTACTTAGGAGTTGGTCGTGTAATGATTTCACCTAAGACATTACGCTTTGGATCAACATCCTCATACAATCCTGTTCTGGATAGCAAAGTGTCAGTTACACTCCGTACCTCACGGAACGCTTCATCACCGTTAGTCTGGTTTAGAATGTTAGGAACAAACGACCCTACCATGTTGTAGAAAGCCTTCTCAGACTTAATACCGTCACCTAGAAGCATATTTAGAAAGTCGTTCAACCCTCGTGTGAAGGTTTTATTGATCGTGTTTTCAGCCACAGCAAGTGTTAGCGCCGCTGCGATATGTATCTTAGAGTTTTCACGCTCGTTATAAGGGTCACGAACAATCTCGTTTACATCCGCAAATATAGACAGGACGTTAGCGAGTGGCTCAAAGCGTTGGTATGACACCCAATAGAAGCTACCGTCCTCATTGTTTACTTTGATCGAATAAGGTTGGTTGTTCTTCAGCCATTCGGCACGAATACGAGGATCAGTTGGTCCTGAACCTGTAAAGTCCCCACGACCAGCCAAGAAGTACCCTACAGATGTAAGAGCTAGACCTGTCATGATCTTACCACGGGCTTGAGCCGCACGGATTGGGTCTCCGCTAGTAATATCATCACGGAAACGCTTAGATGCAATTTGCAACACAGGCATATTCTGAAACGATTGGCTAAGGATGTTGATAGGTGTCCGAACAAACGGAAGGATAAAACGGAACACTGCCGATCCTACACCTTTACCTTGTCCCATTGATTGGAACTTTTGACCGATAGAACCTGCTTCAAGTGCTTCCGTGAAAGATGCACGTTGTGACTGTAGAAGTGCGTCTGGTCGAATTGCGTCACCGTTTTTACCAAAACTCTCTGCAACATATTTGTTAATGAACTCAGAGCGTTTAGCACCTTTAAGTCCTAGATTGTCTGCCTCCATAGCTGCGTCAGCCATGATGCGACCACGGTATGTAGATTGCTTAAAGAACTCGTCCATTGTTAGCAAGAAACGTGAGGGTGCTGATATGAGAGACATCGCGGGGCCTTTTTTACCCTTACCGAAATCGTTAGACATATCGAACTTTGACGATAGAACATCAAGGATAGCACCGTCCTGTTTGAACGCTTGCGTGGCCATCCGTAGTGCCTCTAGAGACGATGATAATTGATAAGCAATGGTTCTAACGCCGTGT